TTAATGAACATTCGTCGCCGAAAACGAGTCTGTATCATTAGTGCGATGCAGTCTCTGCAAAGGATCTTGTTGATAAAATTGGCAGAAACGTTGCCACAATGAAGGGAAACGAGGAGCAAAAAGTTCTGGGGCGCTAAAGAAATATTCAGAAAGTACGGCAAAACATTCAGCAGGATCACTGGCAGCATAAGCATCAATGCTCGCCGCATTCTCGCCAACCAATTCGATTTCTTCCTGAATGTTGTTCATTGCAGCATGAAGATCGTGTTCCCAGCCAGCAACCTCACGCAACGGAATAAAGGGAACTCCGCTGGCGCGATCGCCGTTACGGGTGTCCAGCTTATGAGCGACTTCATGAATAATCAGGTTAAAACCAGAAGCATCAAAAGAATCTTGTATATCCAACCAGTTCAAAACGATAGGCCCTTGCTGCCAGCTCTGACCTGACTGAACAATACGTTGGTTATGCACCAGACCGATATCGTCTTCCCATTCATCATCGACCACAAATGGCGCAGGATAAATTAAGACTTCATGAAAACCATCCAGCCATTCCAGTCCTAACTCCAGAACGGGTAGGCAAAATAGAAGTGCTATCCGGCAGCTTCTTAATGAATCCAGTTCAAAGCCCTGTAAAGGAACAAGCCGCTTTTGCTGTAAAAAACGTTCGGCAAGAGTGACTAATTTGCTTTGTTCCTGTTCCGTCAGACACGTTAAAAGGGGGATCGATAGTGCTTCCTGCCAGGGAAGGGCAGTTTGATGTGCTGATTCTTGTACTTTCCAGGGCCACTTAATCATCGTTTTGCTCGCAAACTCGTCACTTGAACAAAATTGCACGGACAGGGACTGTTAAAATGCCAAATTTCCTGGCATCATGGCAACCATCTGAACGGAGAGATGCCGGAGCGGCTGAACGGACCGGTCTCGAAAACCGGAGTGGGGGCAACTCCACCGGGGGTTCAAATCCCCCTCTCTCCGCCAAAATTCAATCACTTACACATCATTAAGTCAGTGACAAAAATCACACTTGGAATTACTTGGAATATTTTCTTGGAATATTTTCAGGTAACGGGACATCAAGTGTTGGTGAAACTTTAACCTTCCTGTCATAGATTAGCACTTGCCCTTCGGTTTTGTGACCAGAGAAAAGTTGCTTATCCCGGCTGCTTCCTTCATAGTCTGAAATTCCTTTCGCCTTCAGATCATGAAAGGTGAAGTCGGATAAAATACCTGAAATTTTTCCAGCACGATTTCTTGCTTCTACCCACATTTCGTTAAAGCCTTTGTACATATATCGGTTGCCGTATTGATTGCTGATCACATAGGCAGATTTTGGTAACTGTTTTGCTTTTTCGATCGCTGCCTGTAATCGTGGACTCCATGCTTTTATCTGTTTTTTTCCGGTTTTCCCTTGCTGGATGAATATCCCGTCGTTTCCAATCTGTTCCCATTTCAGCGATAACACATCGGAAACCCTCGCTGCACACAGATAGGCAATTTCCATTGCGATAAAAACAGGAAGAGGTGCAACGCTTAATACTGCCTGGTATTCTTTGTCGGTTACATATCGTTCGCGGTTTTTGGCCTTGAATTTACTTACACCTGCACATGGGTTAGCCTTGACGTACCCTCGCTCATACCCCCAACTGTAAACACGGGACATACTGCTTTTTTCATGGTTGGCTTGCGTTTTACTCTGCTCCCCTCTTTTGTCCATGTATCGACGGATGTGTTCTGGTTTTATGGAATCCGCTGGTACCTTACCGAATACGGCAAGCAACTTTTTTTGATGTTGCAGATAATCTTTTTGTGTTCTTGGACTAAGGTCACTGTAATAGGCGCTGGCGAGGAATTTTTCCCACAAGCGACCGAATGTCATTGCACGATCGCGATTATTTACAGTTTCCTCATACTTTTTCCATAAAGCAGCTAAACCATCCTTGATGGCGGTTAGTGTGACAGATTCTCTGGATGTTGGTTTCCATACATAACTATATTTATTTGGGTATACATTTGGAGGTAATTTTTCGTGTTCAGGATTTTTCCTTCGTCTTCCCATCAGATCGCACCAAAATTCGGCTCTACCTCGCGTGGTGGTAAAGTTTTATTGCAGGTAAATAGATCCCGGCTGACAATCGGTTTGCCACTACGATTGGTATAGAACGGAAGCCCGTTTTCCATTAACCATTTTCGCTGGTGGCTTGCATATTTGCAGCCCGTTAATATTAGCAATTCATCTTCGGTTAAAAATAAGCTGCTCATAGCTATATCTCATAACCGCCGCTAACTATATACGGTTAGCGGCAATTAGGGTTGAACATTAAAAATCAGCCTGACTCGGGATCAGTTTTTGCCAGATAGCTGAAACGTATTTTGCCTGGTAACGAGCGTCATCAAGTGCATTATGGCGCTCACCTTCGAATGGGATAGCAGTTCTGGCATCGAAGTCTATGGCTTTCCCCAGCTCAACGATTGTGCGTACATCGCGATCGTTGCAGTAGCGCCATGGGCAGGGGATACCCTGTCGTTCGTATGAACGGCGTAAAATCACGTTGTCGAAGTTGGCCCCATTACCCCAGACCTGAACAAAAAATTCACCGGAGTTTTCGTCGATAAATTCCCGCAATTGCAGTAGTGCATCATCTAACGGGATTTCATCGGTCATAATGGCAGACTGCGCTTCACGTGATTGCTTCAGCCACCATTTAATGACGTCACGATCAATGACTCCGCCAGCAGTATCCAGATCGATGGTCTTGCTAAATTCCGGTCCCATATCTCCGGTTTGTGGATCGAAAAATATTGCGCCTATTGAGATAATCGGGGCATCGGGATTTATTCCCATGGTTTCAAGGTCGATCATCAGATGAATCCCCGCTCTGCTGGTGGATGTGAGATTATGATGACCGTTCGCCTTAATTAAGGGATCTGACGCCTCGCCAGTTTCACTATCGCTGGCATGATGCTGATTGCCGCCAGTGTTCTCCTTGTGCTGATGCGCAGTGCCTTCCATTTCCTCCGGATCATTTTCCTGAACTTCAGGCTGATTCTCTCCATCGAATATTTCCTGGTATGTTGCGTCACCCATCACCGCACCACAATCAGGGCAGTTGCCGCCACCGCTATGACCGCAGGCGGTGCAGATCTTTTCCGGTTCCTGTTGCACTACTGGTTCAGGTTGTTTCGTTTCTGGCTCGTTTTGTTGCGTATTTGGGCTGTTTTGTTCCGCTTTCTGGTCGTTCTGTTCCGTTTCTTGCTGGTTCTGGTTCACAGAATCGCGAGTCTGGATCCCCTTGACCCATTTCGGATCATTAGGGTCGCTAATCCCCTCAACAAATTCACCACGCGATACAGCAAGTAACTTATCGGCGTCAGGCTGGCTGATATTGGCTGCCTGCATAATTTTGTTTACTTCGTCAGCGGTGACTTTTACCTGGTTAGCGGAACTCACCTGCGACTGAGCATCCAGCGACTGCGCGTTCTGGCAATGTTCAGTTGTATCCGGTTCCATTGTTTCAGTTGTTGCCTGTTCACCTGCCATTGCGTCAGATGGTTGTGGTTTTTCTTCCTCTGTTTCACGTTCAGTAACCACCTCGCGGTTAATTTCTTCCAGGATATCTTTTTCCGGCGTATGCCGGGCAGCTGTGAGAGTTTCCTTGCTGGGGTTCTCGTGATCAGTTTCCGTCAAATAGGCGTTGATATACCCCTGAAGGCGTCCCGGGTAGTGATAAAATTCAGGGTGTGCGCTTCGGATAAGTGCAAAAATAGCGGCGCGGGAATAGTCCAGAATACCCGGGGTTGCACGAAGTGCTGAGGACCATTCTTTGAACGGACTTTCTTTTTTCAGGACTACTTCTTTTGCGCGACGATAAACGCTGCCCGGAATTTCATAAATATTAAAATCCATCGGAAGTGTGGCTGCTGCAATCTCCACATCCAGTGTGTCGAGGGTGTGTACTAAATTCGGATTGCGATCGGTTTTGTTCCCACCGCCAGCATTAGCACCGGAAGCCGTGCGGGTGATGCGTGAAACACGATTTCCTTTCATCCACTCTTTTGTCAGCAGACCCCGATCAATGTAGTCAGCGTCCAGGTATGCTTCGAAAAAAGCAGTTATTAGTCCCAGGTCTGAATTACCAGGATTAGGGAAAACTTTGTCAGTGTCACGAACCAGTTTGTGGAGGTCGCGAATCTCCAGCGAGTCGAGCAGACTGGTTTTATGCGAAATAGCCAGGGCAGTAACAGCCGGTAGTTCTTCAGCCCGTGCAATGTGTAATGCCTGGAGTTCGTCGCGTGAAACGTGCGTTACTGGTTTTTCGCTGCCGTGTTGAGCAAGCCAACGAATGGGCAGTTCCTGACCGGAGACAGGCAGAAGCATGCTCTCCTCAATCTCAGTCATGTCTTCGCCGTTGATGTTGGTATTGTCAGTGCTGGCTGGTTTGTCCTGAACAGAGGGGGAAGGGCCGATAAATGTCATTGTGATGCCATCTTTCCCGCCTTTTTCATAGCGGTTGCAGAATTCAGTATCAAACACGCCTTCTGGCGGAAGGTCGTCAACAACGGGCAAATTGACGCGGACGGGTTTTTTAAAGTCGTCTTCATCATAATCGTTGTCATCCATTGCGGTAATGCAGCGGGAGATTGCAACAGATAATTTTTTTGCTGTAGTCCAGTAAAAACCACCTTTAATTCCCAGGCGTTTTCTTACTTTGTCATTTTTTGCTTCGCAATATAGTGCAAATTCTTCTTTATCAGTGCTCATTATTGGTAAACCTCATCACAGATTTAAGGGTGAACAAATCTCTGCCATTGCTGACATATAAGAATGAAACTGGATATTTATTACGGTGCTGTTTTAAAATCCTGCCGGGATTTCGTTATTATCCTGGTGAATAACTTTATCGACCGGATAACAGTTGCCTGGAATTTTCTGTTCGGTTGCTGCTGCCATACATTCCTGCATTGTTCTGTGAACACTGACTGCAATATCAACTGGCTCTCCGGAAACAAGAAAAACCGTCAGAATAAGTGCAAATACTGGATTCATTGTGCACATCCCTTTGGCATCAGACGTAAACGGGCCAGCATTGAAACAATGCATACTTTATTTAATAACTCCCGTTCGTGTTTTCTTTTGTTAATGGCATCTTCAGTAAATACAGGATTACTGATAGTGACACCAATTTCAAAACAACCTTCAGACGTATTAACGTTTGGTAATAACGTTTTCATTATCGCGCCCTCAACAATGAGTTTTGTGATGCGGTGCCTGGTGCCTCCAGGTGACGTTAACCAGTTAACAATTAACGCCGGATACAGAGAATCCACCCATAACACTGTTTTTGGTTTTAACTGTTCCGCGTGCGCTTAGTCGCATTCACCGCATCACAAAATTCACTTTAAAAAGGGCGGCAGAGCAGTCACGGAGTAAAACTGATACCGCCAAACGTCACCAGAAAATTGATAACAGAGGGCGTTGCAGCGGGGTTGTCACTTAAGCGTATGGTCAACCTGACAACCCGGTGTCCTCAACGGGGAAGGAATAACCCCGCCATACTTACCGCCGCGTCATTTCGCGGAGTGCCACAACCGGAAGCGCACGGTCGACGAAAATTTAACGACAGGCTATCTATGAACCAGCTACCTCGCCGTGCGCTTTCGCGTTATGGTCTGACTTTTCATGGAAATATCCTTTCAGTAAACTGTCAGTGCCGGATGCTCACCCGTGTCCGGCGCACGCACTCCACCTCACCCGTGGAGAACTCCTTAATTACCAACCTTAGCTTCGTTGGTTAGCTATTAACGCGGGTATGTAATCATTCTGGCAATGCTTAATGCCGCTGCTTTTTCCAGATTGGTGATATCCTGCTCCAGAGCGGACAGATTTTCAGCCTGCTTAGCCCTGGCTTCATTGGCCCATTTCAGATCCTGCGCTGCATTAATTTTCTGGCGCATCCACTCATAAAGTTCATCATCGGTATAGTCTGGCGCGATGATGACGGGTTCTCGTTTCTGCATACTGATTCCTCGCGGTGCTGCTTCGCTTATCAGCCATTAGATTTTGCCGAACTGGAAAGCGCCTGTTTAAACTCACTGAAGCTGAGAGCTTCTTCGCCTTCGGCAAGGCCTTCGAAGTATTCTTCGTAAGCCTTTTCCATGACTGTGTTGAAATCCATATCACTCACCTGGATTTCTTTCTAGCCAGCGACGCGCGCCAGATTCGGTTTTAAACGTTTTACTTTTGGTATACGTCATCGCGGTGAACGTGCCGTCCTGGTTGGGAAACACGCCGTACACCAGAGATTCGTTGTTGCCAAGATCGATAGTATCCATGCTGACCTCATTTCCCCTTAACGCCGGGGTAGCGGAACAAAAACCTGCTGCATAGTTATTAAAGTTGAACCCTGCCGTCATGTTCTTACGCCTCGGGCTGGCTACTTAACCCCTGACCACTGCCTGGTAACTCGAAGTATTGCCCGGCGTTCTGTGGGGCGGGGTGGGTTGGTAGATTCAGTTTAATAAACATTAAACTGAAGTCAAGTAAAAACTAAATCATGGGGCGTAACAAACACAACGCTTTTGATAAAGTCGTTGCGGTTGTTATTTCTATTGGTAGTGAAAGTTAGGGAAACTGGCGTCTTGCGTGGATCACGTTTACTACTTCAACGCTTGATGTTGTTACGCGGTATAGAATTATATAGTTAGGGTGGGCCACAATCTCACGCAAGCCAGGTACTCTGTCGCTTGGTGGGTATAAATACGGATGTTCGGATAATGGCAGCACACAACCCCTTAATCGCTGCCATAAGCGTTCAGCCGCATCTACGTCGAAACGAGCAATATAACTAGTTATATCATCTAGGTCGGTATCTGCGCTTTCAAGCCATAACACGGGTAACATTTTACTGCTTGCTCCGTTCCTTCCGCATTTTAGCAAAGCGTTCTGCCATTCTGCGCTCAACTTCGTCATGGGGAATTGCTGGGCGCGGATCTGCAAGGCTTGTTGCTACTTTCGCACGCAGCCATTCGTTGTAACTGTTTTCTTGTTCAATGGTTTCAAATTCAGAAACCATTGGTGAAAGGGCTCTATTCATGTTTCCTCCGGTTTTATAACTCAGGCGCGGCGGCATTTTTGCGCCGCAATCCATCTCGCTATGAGATCTTCCATTGATTCTTTTTTCTGCTTTAACTCGCTGATTATCTGGCGTTGCTCATCCTCAGGGAAGGCTGAAAAAATCTGCAATAATTCCAGTTGATTAGACGTTAACCCTGCATGTGGTGGAGAAACCTCAGGTTGTTCTGCGTATTCCACATCTAGATACCCATCCGGCATCCCGTATGTTTGCTCTATTCTTCTGGCAGCCTTTTCTCCAAACGAGGCTCTCCCACTCATTAGTTGAGATAGGTAGCTCTTCTCTTTGGGTGGCAGAGTTTTATCTTTAAACCACTCCTTGAGACGTAAACGGCGAATTTCTTTTTTTTGCATGTGGTAATTATCTTTAGTAATCACTAAACAAGCAAATACTTGACTTAATGGTTTATTAAACACTAAACTCGCAAAAAACACTAAACCGAGGAAGGTATGACATTAAAAGAGTTTATTAAATCATTGAGGGTTGGTGATGCTAAGAAATTCGCGGCCAGACTTGGTGTATCGCCATCTTACTTATCGCAAATGGCGTCTGGACGAGCAGCTATATCTCCAACCCGCGCCCTTATGATCGAATCTGCTACGGAAGGCCAAGTAAGTAGGGCGGAGCTACGACCCCATGATTGGGAACTTATTTGGCCTGAGTATGCGAGCGGCATTCGTTTGGGGCAAACGCATGTAGTTCATGCTGAAGGTGATTGTAGTGCATGCTTATCTGATGGAGTTGATTCATGAAAATCAAGCATGAGCATATTCGCATGGCGATGAATGCCTGGGCGCGTCCGGATGGTGAAAAAGTTCCGGTAGCCGAGATAACCAGGGTTTATTTCGAGCTGGGCATGACGTTTCCTGAGCTGTATGACGACAGCCATCCGGAAGCCCTGGCCCGTAATACCCAGAAAATTTTCCGCTGGGTGGAGAAAGACACCCCTGATGCGGTTGAAAAAATTCAGGCGTTACTGCCAGCGATCGAAAAGGCAATGCCGCCTTTGCTGGTGGCCAGAATGCGTAGTCACAGCTCAGCCTATTTCAGGGAGCTGCTGGAGACACGAGAACGGCTGGTGAGAGACGCTGATGATTTTATCGCAGTGGCAATCGCCGGTTTCAATCAGATGAACCGTGGTGGCCCTGCAGGAAATATTGTGGCTGTGCATTGACTCGCAATATTCATACCGGATCACTTCCGGCAATTTGTGAGTAAAAAGATTCGGTATCAAAAGAGGTGAGTATGGCTAACGCCTGGCTCAGATTATGGCATGACATGCCAAATGACCCTAAGTGGCGAACAATTGCCAGGGTGTCAGGGCAGCCAATTGCAACAGTGATGGCAGTGTATATCCACCTATTGGTGAGCGCGTCACGAAATGTCACGCGAGGTCACATTGATGTCACGACAGAAGATTTGGCAAGTGCGCTCGACGTGACAGAAGAGGTAATTGATTCAATTTTGCAGACGATGCAGGGGCGGTTACTTGATGGTGATTTAATCACTGGATGGGAAAAACGCCAGGTGCTTAAAGAGGACAACGGCAATATTTCGCAAACCGCAAAATCTCCTGCAGAGCGCAAGAGGGCGCAGCGAGAGAGGGAAAGAAAGCGGGAACAAAATGGCGATTGTCACGGCGCGTCACGAAATGTCACGCACATGTCACGACAAGTCACGACAGATAAAGATACAGATAAAGATACAGATCAAGAAGATCAAAACACTATGGTCCATGGCGTAAAAAATGCCACGAACCAGGCAGGGGATGTTCAGACCGTCAATCTTGGTCAGCCAGCAGGCACGACACCGGAAGCCGATTCAGCGTATGTGCTGAAAGCCGATTCGGGCGCTGTGCAGCAGGTGATGACCGCAAGGCCGGAGCAATCACACCAACTGCAGCAGCCTGAAGCCGATTCCGCCATTCAGCGGGAAGCCGATCGGGTAGTCCCGGAAAAAAACGGGCAGTCTGTGGGACGAGTGGATTATCCGGATGTGTTCGAACAGGTCTGGCGGGAGTACCCGTTGCGTGCCGGGGCAAACCCGAAGAAATCCGCTTTCAGTGCCTGGAAGGCCAGATTACGCGAGGGGGTGCCACCAGAGGCCATGCTGGATGGCGTGAGGCGTTACGCAAGATACCTGGCGGCTACCGGGAAAACGGGAACGGAATTTGTTCAGCGAGCGACGACGTTTTTTGGACCGGACCGGAATTTTGAAAACCCCTGGTTGCTCCCGGTAAGCGGCACGAACAACCTGCGTTGTGTGAATCATATTTCTGAACCGGATACCGAAATTCCGCCGGGTTTCAGGGGGTAACTGACCATGAAAGATATCGCGACAGTTGCAGTTGGTATTCTGGAACGCATCCGCAGACTGGCTCCTGAGCACGTTCCCGTGCCGTACAGTACGACGGAGGAGTGGCGCGAGTGGCAACTTGCCGAAGGCCGGAAATGCTGCGAGGAGATTAACCGCCGGAATCGTCAGTTGCGGGTGGAAAAAATCCTGAACCGTTCGGGCATCCAGCCGCTGCACCGCAAATGTTCGTTCGCGAATTACCAGGTGCGGAACGACGGGCAGAAACATGCGCTGAGCCAGGCCAAATCCATCGCTGAGGAAATGATAACCGGTTATACAAACTTCGTGTTCAGCGGGAATCCGGGAACCGGAAAAAATCATCTGGCGGCGGCTGTGGGTAATCGTCTGCTGAAGGCCGGTAAATCCGTGATAGTGGTCACCGTGGCGGATGTGATGAGCGCGTTACATGCCAGCTATGACGATGGGCTGTCAGGGGAAAAATTTTTGCGGGAACTGTGTGAAGTGGACCTCCTGGTTCTTGACGAAATTGGCATTCAGCGCGAGACAAAAAACGAGCAGGTGGTACTGCACCAGATTGTTGACCGCCGGACGGCATCACTGCGCAGTGTCGGGATGCTGACAAACCTGAATCATGCCGCAATGAGCACGCTTCTTGGTAAGAGGATTATGGACCGGATGACCATGAACGGTGGTCGCTGGGTGAGTTTTAACTGGGAAAGCTGGCGTCCCAATGTCAGCCATCTGAGTGTGGCGAAGTAATTTTTATCCGGAGGAAAATTTAATGGAAACCGTTTTTGACGCACTGAAAGCACTGAAAAAAGCCTCGTCGCACGAGATTGCAGCCCGTCTTGAAATCAGCCGTGACGATGCTGTTACCGAACTCTGGAAGCTGAAGCGTCGTGGTGAGGCTGATAACAAGGGGTCGATGTGGTGGCCGACGAGTGAGGCAAGTGAAGCGGTCCCAAAAACCACAGCAGAGATGCTGATTAACGCGATTGAACAGCATGGTCCTCAGTCGGCTGACGAACTGGCGTTAATGTTCGGGATTACCTCCCGCCGGGCGAATTCATCACTGGCGATGGCAATCAGCAAAGGTCGTCTGATTCGCGTTAATCAGGACGGTAAATATCGTTACTGCATACCGGGCGATAATTTACCGACAGAGCCGAAAGCTGCATCGGTAACGGAAACCGATGGTAAAGCCTTTCCTCAGCCAGCAGGTGTTGCGTTACCAGTCCGGGAAGCGGAAACACAGGAAGAAATTAAAACTGAAAGTGTGGCGGTCACAGTGCAGTCACAGCCGTCGTTCACCAGAAAGCATCCGGATAGTCTGATTTTACCATCGCTGCATGTGGCTAACCGCGAACTGCGCCGGGCAAAAGGTCAGGTTCAGAAGTGGGAGCGAGTCTGTGCTGCGCTGCGTGAGCTGAACAAGCACCAGGATATTGTTCGACAGATTACTGATTCATCCTGTTGTGTTGCATCAGAAAAGTGATTGCAGGGGACGCTGATGGCAAGAGTATTTACACCAGAAGAGCGGGAAAAAATTAAGGGGCAGGTTGTTGAACTCGTACGCCAGAGCGGTCGCGAGACGTTACGGCAACTGGAAGCTAAAACAGGTGCAACAAGATATCTGATGAGCGTTCTCGCCAGAGAGCTGGTTGCCAGTGGTGATGTATACAACTCTGGCTACGGGTTATTTCCGTCTGAACAGGCTCGTAAAGACTGGCAAAACGCCCGCAAAAAACTTTCAAGGGCAAAGGTGAAGAAACCGGCTGTGGTTGATCCGGACCTTATCTGGTCATTACCAGACGGAGAAATACGCCGCTACGACAGGCGCCTGAACATAATCTGTCGCGAGTGCCGGAATAGTGAAGTTATGCAGCGTGTGCTGGCGTTTTATCAGGGTAATTTTCAGGAGGTGATGGCGTGAGGGTGAGAGTTTATATTGCCGGTCCAATGACCGGGTATAAAAATTTCAACCGTGAGGCGTTCCACAAGGCGGAAGAGGAACTGAAACGGGAAGGGCATACAGTCTTAAACCCGGCAGTACTTCCGGACGGGCTGACACAGCCACACTACATGGATATTTGCATGGCAATGATTCGTTGTGTTGATGCGATTTACATGCTGAAAGGCTGGCAGCGGTCAGCAGGCGCTAAGGCAGAACTGGCGCTGGCGGAGAAGCTGGGGCATGCAGTTATTTTTCAGGAGGCAAACAGTGAGTAACCAATGGCGACCAGATATTTGCCCTATAACCGGACGTGCATTTTTCATGTGGATTGAGCATCCGACATTGGGAAATGTGCCGACGTATGGTGGCCCATTAGATAGCTACACCATCCCAACAAAGGACAGCGACGGTGAGTTTTCATGTGAGCGTTACGATCATGATTTCGGTGGCTGGGTAGAAAGCGAATGTCTTGGGTTATATCTGATTGATGATAAAGAACAATGCAGAGTCTACGAACTCGAGGAGCGCGTTAAAGAGCTGGAAGCGCGGGAAATAAAACCGGCCAAGGGCGAAGTTCTTGTCGTTGTATCTGGTTTTACTGGTTGCGGAAAAAGCGCCATTGCCGGGGAAATAGAAATCGCGATGAAGGCTATTGGTGTACCGGTTCAGTGGACTAATGGCGATGCAGAAAAGCGCATGACAGGAGCTGACTGGCTGACAGCAATTGAGATGTACAAACCAACTGTGCGCATTGTGGAAGTTAATGTGCCACGCGTCGCTGGCATTCGCATCAAAGGAGAGTGACGTGGAAATAAATCCAGAAGATGAGTTAAGCAATATCGTTTTATTTCCGGTAAAAGAGGATGACCCACGTAATCAGGTTAATTTTATTTATGAGCCATCGGAAAGACCATACTGCCATCACGCCTCTGTCCGGGTTGATGAAAAAGAGCGTCAGGTCCGGTGCAAAATATGCGGTGCGGTGGTGGAACCATTTGACTTGATGCTCTCTGTGGCGAAAAGAGAAACCAGACTGGCGGATGATGTAAAGCTATTGAGGCAGGAGGAACGGGAAAGGCGTAAAAATATAGAAAAGCTAATCCAGATTGAGCGTAATGCGAAAGCGCGGATACGCAGGGCGACAAAAACCAGGCCAGAATAAACAATATTATTATCGAAAATAAAATACTTAACCGGATGAATATCTATGTCAAATATTCAGAAAACCATTAACACTGAAAAATATAACGAGTGGGTGAAAAAATTCTCTGAGCAGGTTTTTAAAATTACTGGTGACGAGAATGCGGCAAAAAATGAATTAGAACCGTGGACACTTGAAGGAACCGACCCAAATTATTGCTGGTGGGAGGTTGATCCGGTTGATGCTGCAAATGAAGCCATGAGTTATTACGACGATTAATGTCTGGAGGCAGCCCGAAAGGGCGGTAATGAAAAATGAATGAATTAACCAAAGAATGGTTACAGAACACGATTACCGGAATTGAATCGATAATGGACGATACATCGTTTGTATGTAGCGAAATAGCATTCGAAATCGGTAAGGTTAAAAACGTACTTACCGCATTTAAAATTGCGCTGGCATCGCTGGAAGAAGAGCCGATAGCGTGGCGATATCGCTACGTGAAAAAAGGTGTTACGGACTATCAGGGGGAGCTGTGGGTTGGTGACTGGAAATATGTACCGACAAAAGAGGATTGCAACGACAGGCCGAACTATGAAATTCAGGCGTTATTCACTTCCCCGCCTGTGCCAGTAGTACCTGAAGAAAAACCAATGCCTAACCCTCTTAAAATGTACGCGGTCGATGCTGTTGCCGCTATTGCAGAGGTGAGAGGCTGGAACGCCTGCCGCGCCGCTATGCTTCAGAGTCAAGATAGTGGCATCAAAGATGGTTGGATAAGCTGTAGCGAGCGAATGCAGGATAGCAAAACAGGTGTTCTTGTTGCGCGCGAGCTTGACGGGAAAGGTGACTGGCGAATGAAATGGGCGACTTACATCCCGGGTCATCCTGACGCTAATGACGGGTGGCTAATTCCTGGGGCGTCATGGAAACCGTCACACTGGATGCCACTGCCAGAACCGCCGCAGGAGGTGAATCAATGACCTGGCCTGAAGCATTCACCACGGTAGGGATTGCAATGGCGGTGGCACTGGTGGTGTATTCGATTTGCAGCTGGGGATGATAAGTAGCACGGTGCGGGGCATTGTTTGCCCCGCTAATTTGATTATTTATTTGGGGGTAATATCCTGAAGTGTAGCGTTTATTTCTTCGCCTGTATCTGTATTTCTGAGTTGATATGTAATGTCGTCGTTTCTAATAATTTGCACTAAAAGCCATTCTCCATTTTTTTCACGTAAGTGAACAGTACTGTTTTCTGATATACCATGAACAGTCATTTTTATACCTTTTGTGTTGTGTGAACGATGAGTATAGTCAGAAATGAGACTGTGAAGGGGGATAGAAAATAATAGTTTGTTTTTGTAGAATCGCTGCGGGTGCTTGGGGCTATCTGTCTCAGGCATGAACACCAAAAGGCAGATAGAGAAAAGCCCCAGTTAACATTACGCGTCCGGCAAGACGCTTAACATTAATCTGAGGCCATATCTATGACTTGCACGCGTAGGTTAGCCTCTTACGTGCCGAAAGGCAAGGAGAAGCAGGCTATGAAGCAGCAAAAGGCGATGTTAATCGCCCTGATCGTCATCTGTTTAACCGTCATAGTGACGGCACTGGTAACGAGGAAAGACCTCTGCGAGGTACGAATCCGAACCGGCCAGACGGAGGTCGCTGTCTTCACAGTCTACGAACCTGAGGAGTAAGAGACCAGGCGGGGGAGAAATCTCCCGCCACCTCTGATGTGTCAGGCATCCTCAACGCACCCGCGCTTAACCCGCTTCGTCGGGTTTTGTTTTTTCCTGGCATTCTGGTTTACAATTCGCACGTCAGCCTGAACAACTGGCACCTGCTGCGCCAGCAGAGACAACCGATGGCGCACGATACCAAATTACACAATTCTGATGATTCTGCCGTCTTTGCCAGCAGGCACGGGCGGCGTTCCCGCACTTTCAAATCTGACTGGTTCCAGCATGACCCATGTACTGAAGAACAGGCCGAATGGCTAATTCATAACTATCGCAGACGCGGATACGAGATTAAGAAAGCCCTCAGCCTCGATTATCGTCACTGGATAATCTATGTCAGGCTCCCTTATTCCGAACGCCCACCGCGCCCATCCCGCACATACCAGCAACGGATCTGGAGGTAACGTGCGGATATTACTTCGACCTGTTCTGGTACCGGAACTCGGGCTGGTGGTCCTTAGGCCGGGCCGTGAATCCATGCAAGTATTTCATAACCCTCGAGTGCTGGTGGAGCCTGAACCGAAAAGCATGCGCGGTCTGCCGTCCGGAGTCGTCCCTGCCGTTCGCCAGCCGCTGGCGGAGGATAAATCATTACTGCCATTTTTCAGCGATGAGCGGGTGATTCGTGCTGCTGGCGGCGCTGGGGCACTGTCTGACTGGCTGTTGCGTCATGTCAAATCCTGCCAGTGGCCTCATGGTGACTATCATCACAGTGAAATCGTCATACATCGTTACGGTACCGGCGCGATGGTGTTGTGCTGGCACTGCGACAACCAGTTGCGTGACCAGACATCCGAATCACTCGGGCAACTTGCTCATCAAAACCTGTCAGCATGGATGATTGACGTCATCGGTCACGCAATAAGCGGTACGCAGGAGCGTGAATTATCTCTGGCTGAATTATCCTGGTGGGCGGTCCGCAATCAGGTGGCGGACGCGCTACCGGAAGCGGTATTACGTCGTTCGCTGGGGTTGCGTGCGGAAAAAATCCGTTCAATGTACCGTGAAAGCGACATCGTACCGGGAGAGCAGACCTCCACCAGCATACTGAAGCAGCGCACAAAAAATCTTGCGCCGCTGCCTCACGCCCACCAGCAAAACCCGCCACAGGAAAAGACGGTGGTCAGCATTGCTGTTGATCCGGAGTCACCGGCTCAGTATCTCCAGCGCCAGAAACCACAACGGGAAGAGATGCCTGTATACACGCGCTGGGTAAAAACGCAGAAATGCATGACGTGCGGTAATCAGGCAGATGATCCGCATCACATCATTGGTCATGGACTGGGAGGGACGGGAACAAAGGCTGATGATTTGTTTGTTATTCCGCTGTGCCGTAAATGTCATAACGAACTGCATGCCGGGGTAAAAGATTTTGAAGAAAAACACGGCAGCCAGCTGTTGTTGCTGATTCGTTTTTTAATGCACGCGAGAAATTCGGGTGTCCTGAAGTGGAAAGCATGAATGACTGAACGCATAGAATTTGTTTTGCCTTACCCGCCGACGGTGAATACCTACTGGCGACGTCATGGCAATACGTATTTCATCTCGGAGGCCGGAAAGCGTTATCGCCGTGATGTGGCGCTAATTGTTCGCCAGCAGCGGCTGAAATTAAACCTGTCCGGAAGGCTGGCAATAAAAATTACTGCAGAGCCGCCGGATAAGCGCCGTCGGGACCTGGACAATATCCTGAAAGCACCGCTGGATGCACTGACGCATGCGGGGCTTCTCATAGACGACGAGCAGTTTGATGAAATCAATATTGTGCGCGGTCAGCTCGTTCCTGGTGGGCGACTGGGCGTGAAGATTTGCGAAATCAGAGGTGATGGTAATGGGGCGTGATATGTATGAGGTTTTAGATCGCTGGGGGGCATGGGCTGCAGCAGAAAATAGCGGTGTCGATTGGCAACCGATAGCAGCGGGCTTCAAGGGGCTTTTGCCACATGGCAAAAAGTCACGTCTCCAGTGTGATGATGATGAAGGCATCATGATAGACGGTTGTGTGGCTCGGTTGCGAAAGTATAAACCAGAGGAATATGAGCTGCTCATAGCTCACTTTGTTATTGGTGTTTCTCTACGCTCAATCGCGAAGAAACGCAGGTGCTCAGATGGAACTATAAGAAAGGAGCTGCAAACTGCATTAGGCTTTATTGATGGATGTATATGCTTGATTCTATCATAAGTTATGACTGTTACTACTCGTTTGCTTGAGCTTTCGATTCGGCGTCAGATAAAGCATCAATACGAATATTTATGTTTTTTAATAGCTTATTGTCTAGATCGATAAGACATTGGTTGTAGTGCGCAATTTGGTCTGGTGTTAGGTTAGGGTTGGCCAGGCAGTTCGTGATGAATTTTCTGGCCGTTTTTATTTCCCTTTTCATTCTTACATCATTAAGCGTAGGCAAACCTATGTAAGCGATAAGAAGAATTACCACATGAGATAAGCCGACAGCAGCTCCAGGCGCCAATGATTTGAAGAAGGCTAATTGAGGAAGCCAGTCAAAAAGGAAATTCAATCCCGCAGTGATAAGGGTGGTAAACCATGCCTGCATTGCCAGGTAGGATTTAGTGTTCGCCATTCACCTTCCTGCACTTGCTTCGTTGCGAGTTTTGAGTTCGCGTAGCAGTAGCGCCAACTCTTCTGCGTCATTTTCGTTTCTAACGCTGACTTTCCTTTTAGCGGTTCTGCCTTCAGGATCGGTGTAGGTTAGTTCAATATACGCATTCGGCTTTACCCAAACCAAGAACCTAAGCACAGCATATCTGACCGTCGCTGCGACAGCCATGAATACAGTGATGTAAAGCATAATGCTTAGGATTGACATGATTTAAAGTAGTTTCCTATCTGCCGCCGCTCTGTGGCGTATAACCTTAGTAATACTATAGCGTGGTTTAGACAGCGCGCCATTTGTTTCTTTTGTTGTTTCTGTCAGTTCTACAACAAAAAGATCACCCTTACAGAATGCTGCTTGGTTGTGTTCAACCCGTTCAAGAAAAGCCTCATCTTTCATAGATGCGCTAACTTCTTCGCCATTTGGCAGGATGATATCCCAGCTTTTGCCTTGCTTGAATCGAACATTAGCAAAATGTACATTAGCTTGGCGTGTCGTTACGTGCGTTTTCTCGACAAAGGTGGATTTTGCAGTTTTAAAACTTACTGCTTCAGCTTGCGTCACCCTGACTACCTTATGCTTCTGCTGTGAAACTGAGAACGTGGATGGTTTTTCAGTCTGCAGGGGTTTATAGATTAATTTATCCAGTTCTTTTCGGATGATTGGACTGGTTATTAATTTTTGAATGTCGTTACTGCATTTAACCTTCTCACCATCCACTTCGATTTCTGCTGTATCTTTTTGTTCATCGACGACAATGGAGCTGATTTTACGCCCTTTGAGCCATTCGATTATCCCGAGTACGCCACCTGCGGCAACTCCACCACCTGCAACGAGGCCAAGGGCGTTAATAGTTTTTATGCTCCCCATCACAGCAACAAGCAAAGTAAATGAACCTTCTTTTGTTGCCTTGATGTTGACTTTCGGCTCTGCTGTTTCGCCATTAATTATTTTTTCGGCGTGTTCAATCAGGGCACTAAGAGAGGTTAAGGCTTCGCCTAATGTTTTCGCGTCGATCTGATTATCTGCGTATGCCTCTCCACCGTAGGCAATTTCGATTTCTGTTATTGGCATGTTTTCGAGTTGCTGCGTCATCAAAAGCATCCTTTGCGCAAGAGAAATAGCCACAGGATACAGATAATTATGAAAAAATCACTAACGCGTACGCAAAAACTATCTTAATCTGTTAAGAGTGGTCGCTTCGCCACACAACTTAAACCCGCATCAAGCGGTTTTTTTTGTGCCACTTATCTCGGATAGACATGGTGAATGCGCTGGTGGAGGAGATAAGGGTGATTTTTGAATGCTTGCAACATTGATTTCGTAACGTTATTATCCTGCGCCCGGCCCTTTAGCTCAGTGGTGAGAGCGAGCGACTCATAATCGCCAGGTCGCTGGTTCAAATCCAGCAAGGGCCACCATCTCATACCGCCATTAGCTCATCGGGACAGAGCGCCAGCCTTCGAAGCTGGCGGCGCGGGGTTCGGGTCCTCGATGGCGGTCCATTATCTGCACCATGCGGTCATCGTATAATGGCTATTGCATCAGCCTTCCTGGCTGATTATGCGGGGCAATTCCCGCTGACCGCTCCATAGTGGATTATGGGTACTGTATGTTAAGCATTTTTCTTCGTTACCCTTCATCGGTAAAAAAGCGTACAACAACTATTTATGCTGCCATTAGCGATGATAGTATAGTTACTGGTTCTTTCGTAGTGTGTTTATTTGTTTGCTATATTTTTATCGATAATTGACATTCTTCAGATGGGGATGAATAAATGTATTGCCGTGGTTTGCCAGTTCTTGTTTTGATATTCGCCTGCCTGGCAGCAGGCTGCACAAAAGATGTATCAACAAATTATCATGATAGTGCGCCATATCACGCAGGTGAATTAACAAAGGTTAAGAATGTTAATCCATCTGAAAGTACTGCTGATGTTAGTGAAGACATTCGTCATTATGCCGGTCAAATCAAAAAAGCCATTGAAGAACAGTTCAGGGAACCGGGTAAGTATTCCGGGAAAGTGTGTTCACTGAGAATGAATATGGCTCCGAATGGTCTTCTGTTGCAGGTTAAAAGAGAAGGTGGAGACCCCGATTTATGTCGTGAAGCGATGAATGCGGTGAAGCATGCTGATATACCAGCACCGCCGTCTCCGGAAGTATATAAAGTATTTCACAATGGAGTGCTGGATTTTAAACCGTGATTCTACATCTTTGCAGTAAACAATAATCATAATTGCATGTTTTTTCTGTGGTGGGGCATTTGGCTTCTGTTGCCTGCGATGTATTGTGGACCTGGTATCAGCCTGCAGAAAATGCACACAGGTGTGAAGTGTTAAATTCCTCACAACTCAGAACGCAGAATGTTGTCCTGCTTGCGGGGAATTTGTTAAAAGAGTACAGCATGGTGAATCCCCCTGAGCGGAGGGGCATAATGACAGATGTTTGGTCGTGTTATCGTATAGGCAAGTTGCGGATTCTGTCTGGTCATTGCAGAATTCACCGGGAGGCACCCGGCACCATGTATTTTCAATATGTTATTGATCATTCTCTTTTTCGGAATACTCTGGTTATGTTTTCCTGTAACTGATAATTAAATCACATTTTGTGTAACTGCATATTGTCTGAACGGGATAAGTTTCAGTATCTTCTGAATGTATGGCGAATCCCCCTGTGCGGCGGGGCGTACTGATTTAAGTAGTCATCCAAGAATGCAGCTGAATGAAAACGCGCTCCATATTAATCAGTGGTGGAGCACCGGGAGGCACCCGGCGCCATACCGATGATGAAAGTAAATGCGTCCATCCGCCCCTCTCCGGAGGGGCTTTTTTATGGGCAAAAAAAGCCCGCTACGAATGGTAACGGGCTGCACAAAATAACAAAATGTGAAGTATTCTAATCAGCCGCTGAATAATACCCGACAGTAATTAATCTGTGCAACGGTGCTTTTTCCCGCCTTGCAGGCACCGACTCTCTCATTTGATTTAACGCATTATCCCGTCCGGGAGGATTCATGACATTTAAATATTATGATGTGGTTTCGGCCAGAACAACTGATGAATTAAAGCGGAAACTGAACGAAAAAATCCGTGAAGGATGGCAGCCTTATGGAACAATATCTGTTTCATCTGTGAGTGGTACTGAAGACATATATCATCAGCCAGTTGCTGCTGAGGGGGAGGTGAGTACGCCGGTGATACGTCCTGATGCCGGTGATGATTCATCTGTGGCCGTCTCCGGATCGCCTGATTATTACTACGTGGTGGTACTGGCGGGGCAGTCAAATGGCATGGCCTATGGTGAAGGGTTTCCGTTACCGGATTCATTTGACCGCCCGGACCCACGGATTAAGCAACTGGCACGCCGCAGCACGGTCACGCCAGGTGGTACGCCGTGTAAATACAATGACATCATTCCGGCAGACCACTGCCTGCATGATGTGCAGGACATGAGCGGGATAAACCACCCAAAAGCTGACCTGAACAAGGGGCAGTATGGTTGTGTGAGTCAGGGGCTGCATATTGCCAAAAAACTGCTGCCTTATATCCCGCAGAATGCCGGGATACTTCTGGTGCCCTGTTGCCGTGGCGGGTCAGCATTCACCACCGGGCCGGACGGTTCATTCAGTGAGGCCAGCGGTGCTTCCGCTGATTCTTCACGCTGGGGAGTCGGTAAACCTCTGTATCAGGACCTGGTAAGCCGCACCAAAGTCGCGCTGGCGAAGAACCCGAAAAACAAACTTCTGGCTGTGGTCTGGATGCAGGGAGAGGCAGACCTTGCATCGGGAAGTCAGCAGCATAATGGTTTATTCACTGCCATGGTTCAGCAGTTCAGAGCCGACCTGTCTCCGCTTGCTGCGCAGTGCGTGAGTGGAAATGCTGGCACGGTACCGTGGATTTGTGGTGATACCACGTATTACTGGAAAAACGCTGGCACCGATAAATATGAGGCGGTATACGGTGGCTACAAAGGCAAGGAAACTCAGAATATTTTCTTTGTACCGTTCCTGACGGATGAGAATGGACAGAACACGCCAACGAATGCTCCGACGGAAGATCCGGATATTGTGGCTGTCGGGTATTACGGTGCGGCATCCCGTACCCAGGGCAGTTTTGTCTCGACACAGCGTGACAGCCATTTCAGTTCATGGGCACGCAGGGGCATCATTTCTGACCGTCTGGCCTCCTCTATTCTGCTCCATGCAGGGCGCACGGCTGAACTGCTGGGCGGGCAGGCCGTGACACCACCGGATGAGAAGCCATCACCTGACACTCCATCAACATCACCGGGTGAAACTACCGGGATGACAACACTGTTTGCATACAGGGCCAGCGATTCGGAAGGACAACTGACTCCACAGGGCTGGGGGGCTGGCGGAGGTAGTGCCGCTGTTGTGGATGATGCCGGAGCCAGTGGAGGTAAGGCGATGAAGCTTACCAAAGCGACGGGAAAATCCTCCTGGTACCTGGAACATGATGCCGGTAATGGTGCCGACCTGCTGGGCAAAGGCGGCCTTGTCAGTTGTCGTTTTAAACTTGATGGCGCGCTTACGGCTAATCAGTACGCACTGGCGCTGTACTGGCCGGTTTCTGCCCTGCCACAAGGGGTTACCCTGGAAGGTAATGCTGGTCATAACCTGCTGGCATCTTTTTACGTTCAGAGCGATGCGACAGACCTTAACGTGATGTACCACAAGGGCGATACGGCGCAAAACATGAAACTGGGGTCATTCGGTGCATTTGACAACGAGTGGCATACGTTGGGCTTCCGTTTCGCCGGTAACAACAGTATTGAGGTGACGCCGGTCATTGATGGTCAGGACGGGACGCCGTTCATGCTGTCGCAGTTACCTGTCGGTTCTTTTGCGGCAGACAAGTTGCGCGTGACCGATATTACCAGTGCAGCAACGTATCCGGTGCTGATTGACAGCATAGTGGTGGAAGTGAATAACGCGTAAGCAGGACAAAAAAATGCCGCCGGGAAAGGGAAAACAAGGAAACCGGCGGCAAAGGTCGTCACATCTAAAGCAAAAATGCAGGACGCCTTTTTAACCAACAGGTATTAACGATGTCAACACCATGTCGATAATTGGGAGGGATAATGACATTTTTACAGCTTATTTTATTGTATTTCTGTACGGCGGTGTGTGCACTGTATCTGGTGAGTGGTGGGTACAAAATTATACGCAACTACATCCGTAAAAAGATTGATGCCATGGCGGCTGAAAAAATCAGTGCCGGTCAGTCAGCAGAGCCAAAGTCCACGTCCCTCCCGTAATCACATCTCACAGCGAGAAAAAACCATGACAGAAATGAAAAAACTGGTCACTGCTGATGCAGTGAAGTCAGCGCTGCGCACTGAAGAAGTCCGCGGGACGCTGAAAGCATCTATCCGTAAAACGTTTGAGGCTCAGATTGATGCGGATGTGGAAGCGATTCTGGATGAGCTTATCGGACCTGCTGAGGGGGCATCTGCGCCACAGGTAGGGGATGGTGAGAATACAGCAGACTCTCCGGTGGAAAACAGCAGCGAACAACCTGAGGCACAACCCGCTGCTGGAGAACAACCAGCTGATGTACTGCAGCCTGAACCAGCGACCATGCTGTGATACATGACGCACAGGCCACCAGCATATCGCGGTGGTCTTTTATTATCGTGCGCTTCCGGTTAACGGGAGGCGGGGATATGTACCAGATGGAAAAAATCACAACAGGTGTGTCATACACCACGTCTGCGGTGGGGACGGGATACTGGTTTCTGCAGTTGCTGGACAGGGTATCCCCGTCTCAGTGGGCGGCAATAGGCGTGCTGGGGAGTCTGCTGTTTGGTCTGCTGACGTACCTGACCAACCTGTATTTTAAAATCAGAGAGGACCGGCGCAAGGCGGCGCGGGGAGAATGAACTGGTGAGTAAAAAACTCCGCTACGGTTTATCTGCGATCGTTCTGGCGCTGATTGCCACAGGTGCTTCTGCGCCTGAAATCCTTGACCAGTTTCTGGATGAAAAGGAAGGTAACCACACCACGGCATACCGTGATGGCGCGGGTATCTGGACTGTCTGCCGGGGAGCCACTCGGGTGGATGGCAGACCTGTAGTTCCCGGTATGAAGCTGACGAAGGAAAAATGCGCTCAGGTTAATGCCATTGAACGGGATAAGGCACTGGCATGGGTGGAGAAAAATATCAGAGTGCCACTGACCGAACCGCAGAAAGCGGGGATAGCGTCATTCTGCCCGTACAACATTGGTCCCGGTAAGTGTTTTCCGTCGACGTTTTATAAACGAATTAATGCAGGTGATCGAAAAGGTGCCTGTGAGGCGATTCGCTGGTGGATTAAGGATGGTGGCAGAGACTGCCGTATTCGCTCAAACAACTGCTACGGTCAGGTGTCCCGTCGTGACCAGGAGAGCGCGCTGGCGTGCTGGGGAATCGACAGATAAGCAGAATATTTTGCTGAAAAATGCCGTTTGCTCACGCGGGTGGATAACACGATATTCTGCGAACTGGCAAAAGGTAAGTGAATAAAAGTAAAAACCCCGTTTGTTGGCTGCAAGCGGGGTTTTGTGTTTCCTGACTCCGGAAAAGTCAAAGGAGAAAGTGTGTTTGATTTTAGCAAACTGATTCGGGAGATTCGAGTGATGGCTGAAAAATTATCCACCTGGAAGTTCATCCTTATCTGGCTGGTGTTTGTGATTATGGCCTCCGGTTATTTCATCGGTCAGATACGCTGGTGGTGAAATGAACCGCGTTCTGTGTGTGATCATCATTGCCCTGCTGGTGGCCTGTGGTGTGCTGTGGGTGGCAACAGACTATTACCGCGATAATGCCATCACCTACAAGGCGCAGCGCGATAAAAAAGCCAGGGAGCTGCGGCTGGCAAACGCAACCATTACTGACATGCAGCAGCGTCAGCGTGATGTTGCTGCACTCGATGCAAAATACACAAAGGAGTTAGCCGATGCGAGAGCTGAAAATGAAACTCTGCGCGTTGATGTTGCCGCTGGTCGTAAGCGCCTGCGGGTCAACGCCACCTGTGTGTCCGCCACAGACAAAAACACCAGAACCGCCAGCGTGGATAATGCAGCCCGCCCCAGACTGGCAGACGCCGCTGAACGGAATTATTTCACTCTCAGCGACCGGCTGATGACGATGCAGAAGCAGCTGGAAGGGGCGCAGGAATATATCCGCGCTCAGTGCCTGAAATAAGTTTTGCTGATGCGCAGTATCGTCGCCGTATTCCCGCATTAACAGAGACCGCAGCCCTTGCGGGATACTCCTCTGCGCGAGTGTGCGGGAATAATCAGAAACGATGCACGCCGGGTTTTGCAGCGCGAACTGAACGGGGCGCGGATTGTACCCTCATAATCGCCCATCCGGTGCGATGGTGGAAGAAACCGGAATGATGAATTGTGAATGCAAAATATGGTTCTGCATTGAATAATACTGGCATTGTTTCCTGTTTACATCCAGAACATATTTAAATATGCCTGCCTGGGACAGAGTAAGATGGCTACGGAAAAAAGGTATGCTACCGGATAAATGTTTTTTGATAACCAGTTTTGTCCAGATATTGTTTGATCTGTGGTTTATATAAACTGGTCTTTTTTGGGTCTGTACCGTGATCATACTATGGTTATGTGTGGTAAACCGTATATTTCCTGTAGACAGGAAATAAAAACAATGCGAGATATCATTTTTTTTAAGATAGTCAGTGACGGAAATAATATCGCTATTGTGTGATGAAATAAGCAAGGATATAACAGAGCTAAGCCGGTTGTTCTCTGTGGTGACACAATCTGGTGGCGATAAATCAGAATGCGTGATGTAAAGATTAAGCATGTAAAACCATGGTGTTTAACTGAAGGTTACTGTGCGGCGGGAAAATAATGAAGTGAAAAGGTAATGTCTATTTGTTATTTTCGCATGATAAAGCAGAGGTATTATTTTTTTTGCTAATTTATTCTTTTGATATATCTTATCTGTATTTGTGGTTGATTGTAAACCACTATTGCAACTGACATCGTCAGCAATGTTGCATACTCATTCAGGTACAACATGGCGTGGAAGAAAGAATGCAGGTATCAAGATATTTGAGTGGATGATAAAAAAAGCCGCAGGTGGTATGCGGCATGAAATGGCACGAATTAGTGGATGTATCTTTTCTCGTTTGTATTTTTATCTTATTTCCTGAGGTGTAATCAATTCGAAAAATACGTGAGAACAGAGCGTGTATTTTCGACCTTTTTATGGGTCCTCCTGGTGGGGTGGCCTGTCCACGGGGCGGGTCGGCGCGGAAAAAGGCGCATTTTTGTGATTTTATCGTCATCATCATCATGTGTGTAACTTATTGTTTTTAATTGTTTTGATGCAAAAAAGATGATGAATGTGGTTGATTTTTGTTCGATATCTTTGTGGGGGCGGTATTTCTTTACAAAAAAAACAGAGTCACTTCTGTTTTGCGGGTTACGTGGAGGACGTGTAAATGGACGGCGAGCTGAAAAATATGAAGTTAAATATTAATCAACTGGCATCCCTTTCAGGCCTGCACCGGCAGACTGTTACCGCAAGAATGGCAGATGTTCCTCTTGCACCAGGCAGCAATGAGAAGAAAAAACTTTATTTCCTGACGGATTTGATTACCTCGCTGCTGGAAAAAACACCATCCACCGAAGATGAGGAGATGAATCCACACGATCGCAAGGCATGGTATCAGTCCGAGCGCGAGCGCCTTAAATTTCAGCATGAAACTGCTCAGCTTGTGCCCGTCAGTGATGTCAGGCGGTCGTTTTCCGTCGTGGTGAAAGCCATTGTGCAGATACTGGAAACCTGGCCTGACAGGCTGGAAAGGGACAGGGGGTGGACTGCATCACAACTGAACGAAGTGCAGATCGTTGTTGATGAGATCCGTGACACGCTGGAAAAGGCAGTGATTGCCTGCTGTGATGAGGCTGATATGTGAATCCGGTTAACGAGTGCCATAGCCGCGCATCCGATATCTGGCGCGAAGTGGCCTCGCTGTTTCGCCCACCTGGCCGGTTACCTGTGGCGGAAGCCATCAGGCGTTATATGCGGGTACCACGGGGAGCCAATACTTCCGGTCCGTGGGAGTCATCGCTGACGCCCTATATGATTGACCCCATTAATACATTATCAGCCCGTGAATATGACGCGGTGGTGTTTGTGGGACCGGCGCGAACCGGGAAAACCGAAGGGCTGATTGATGGCTGGATTGTGTACGGCATCATCTGTGATCCGGCGGATATGCTGGTGGTGCAGATGACCGAGACCAAGGCGCGTGAGCATTCCAGAACGCGTCTTTCCAGGACGTTTCGTCACAGCCCGGAGGTCTGCAAACGCCTCAGTCCTTCCCGTAATGACAACAACGTCCACGATAAAATGTTTCTTGACGGCTCCTTCCTGAAGATTGGCTGGCCGTCGATCACCGTATTTTCCTCTTCGGATTACCGTCGTGTGGCGCTGACGGATTATGACCGTTTTCCTGAGAACGTTGACGGTGAAGGGGATGCCTTCACCCTGGCATCAAAGCGTACCACCACCTTTATGTCCTCAGGGATGACCCTGGTCGAAAGTTCACCCGGGCGGGATATCACTGACACCAAATGGCGATGTGGTGGTGCACATGAGGCTCCGCCAACAACGGGGATCCTGTCGCTGTATAACCGGGGAGACCGCCGCCGGTGGTACTGGCCGTGTCCGCACTGCGGGGAATATTTTCAGCCGGTGATGGATAACATGACCGGCTACCGGAATAACCCCGATTTTGTGGCTGCAGGTCAGGCTGCCCGTCTGATGTGCCCGCACTGTCGTGGGCTGATTGCCCCGGAGCAGAAACGTGAACTGAATAACCAGGGGATCTGGCTTCGTGAAGGTGAACGGGCGGCGGCGGACGGCAGTATCACCGGAACACCACGAAATTCCAGGATTGCGTCATTCTGGATGGAGGGTCCGGCTGCGGCGTTTCAGACCTGGGAACAACTGATTTTTAAACTGCTGGCGGCAGAAGAAGAGTATGAGCGAACCGGCAGTGAAGAGACCCTGAAAGCGGTGGTGAACACCGATATCGGACGGCCCTATCTGCCCCGTTCAGCCACGGAACAGCGCAAAAGTGAGCTGCTTGAACAGCGTGCGGAGCCGGTTCCACGGCGATGTGTGCCGGATGGCGTGCGCTTCATTGAGGCAACAGTGGACGTACAGGGCGGTAAAAACAGACGTTTTGTGGTGCAGATCACCGGATACGGAGAACAGGGAGAACGCTGGATTGTTGATCGCTACAACATCCGGCATTCACTGCGATGCAGTCCCAACGGTGAAAGTCTGCTGGTTGATCCGGCGGCATATCCGGAGGACTGGGATTTGTTGCTGACGGATGTGTTCCATAAAACATGGCCGCTGGCGTCTGATCCGGATGTGCGCATGCGGCTGATGGCCATGGCGGTGGATACGGGCGGTGAAGCCGGGGTGACGGATAACGCCTATCGTTTCTGGCGGCAGTGCCGCCGCGAAGGGCTGGGTAACCGGGTGTTTCTGTTCAAGGGTGATGGCCTGCGTCGCGACAGACTGATTAACCGTACTTTCCCGGATAACACCGGCAGAAGTGCCCGCCGTGCCAGGGCCAGCGGTGATGTTGCCCTGTGGCTGGTGCAGACCGATGCGTTTAAGGACCGGGTGAATAATGCCCTGTGGCGTGACACACCTGGGCCTAACTATATCCACTTTCCCGACTGGCTGGGGCGGTGGTTTTTCGATGAACTGACCTATGAGGAGCGCGGCAGTGACGGAAAATGGCGAAAACCGGGCAGGGGCGCTAACGAAGCGTTTGACCTGCTGGTCTACGCGGATGCGCTTGCCGTTCTGCATGGTTACGAAAAGATCCGCTGGTCGTCTGCACCTGACTGGGCACAACGGGAAACGTGGCTTGTCGGTCCGGAGGAGCGTTCAGGGCTGACAACATCACGGGCGCTGCCGGGAAGGAAAGAAAAACGCCGTCACCGGCAGGAAAAGCTGCGCACAGAGCGTGCAGAGGATAATCCGTGGATAACATCAGGAGGCTGGTTGTGAGTATTGATGATGTCAGGAACATGATACAGAGGTACCGCGATGCGGAAATGGCGGTACTGGAGGGAAAATCTGTCACGTTTAACGGGCAGCAACTGACGCTGGAAAGTCTGTCCCAGATCCGCGCCGGTCGTCAGGAGTGGGAGCGAAGACTTACGGCGATGGTGAACCGCAGACGGGGGGAGCCCGGGTTTAAACTGGCGAGGTTCTGATGGCGATTAGCGATGATGTGATTGGTTTTTTCTCGCCCGGCTGGAAAGCAGCGCGATTACGCTCAAGGGCGTTAATTATGGCCTATGAGGCCGTGAAACCCACCAGGACGCATAAAGCACGCCGGGAAAACCGTTCTGCTGATCAGCTCAGTAAATACGGTGCGGTTTCCCTTCGGGAGCAGGCCCGCTTTCTGGATATCAATCATGACCTGGTGATAGGCGTGTTTGACAAGCTGGAGGAGCGGGTGATTGGTGCTAAGGGGATCACCGTTGAGCCTCATCCGGTACTGAAAAACGGGAAGATTGCGGCGGAGCTGGCAGCGGATATCCGGCGGCTGTGGGCGGAATGGTCTGTCAGTCCGGATGTGACCGGACAGTACACCCGTCCCATGCTTGAACGTCTTCTGCTGCGCACCTGGCTGCGGGACGGGGAAGTGTTTGCGCAGATGGTCAGTGGTGCGGCAGGCGGTCTTAAGCGGTCTGCCGGTGTGCCTTTCTGGCTTGAGGCGATGGAGCCGGATTTTGTGCCCATGCGCAGTGATGAGTCTGCCGGACTGAATCAGGGCGTTTTTCTGGATGAGTGGGGCAGGCCGAAAAAATATCTGGTTTACAAAAATTATCCGGTTTCCGGGATACAGAGTGATACCAAAGAGATCGCCGCAGACAATATGGTGCATCTGAAATTCACCCGCCGCCTGCACCAGACGCGCGGTGCGTCCATGCTGTCCGGCGTGATGGTGCGTATCAGTGCCCTTAAGGAATATGAAGATGCCGAACTGACAGCGGCGCGTATTGCTGCGGCGCTGGGGCTGTATATCCGTAAGGGGGATGGACAGGATTACGACGATCAGGGAGCAGATAAAAAAGAAGAGCGTGAAGTGCATATCACCCCGGGCATTATCTATGACGATTTGCGCAAGGGTGAGGATATCGGCATGGTCAAATCCGACCGTCCTAATCCCAATCTTGAAAATTTTCGTAATGGTCAGTTGCGTGCGGTGGCTGCAGGCAGTCGTCTGAGCTTTTCCAGTACCGCACGCAACTACAACGGCACCTACAGTGCCCAGCGGCAGGAACTGGTGGAGTCCACTGACGGTTATCTTATCCTGCAGGACTGCTTTATTGGCGCGGTAACCCGACCGGTGTACCGGGCATGGCTGAATATGGTGGTTGCTGCCGGTCTGCTGAAAATCCCGTCTGGCCTGGATATGAAGACGTTATATAACGCGACGTATTCCGGTCCGGTGATGCCGTGGATAGATCCGGTTAAGGAGGCTGAAGCCTGGCGGATACAGATCCGGGGCGGTGCCGCGACGGAATCCGACTGGGTACGTGCCGGCGGACGTCATCCGGATGAGGTTAAACGTCGCCGCAAGGCTGAAATTGATGAAAACAGCAGACTGGGGCTGGTCTTTGATACTGACCCCGTCAACGACAAAGGAGGCAACAGTGCCGGAACTGAACGACAGCATCAGCGCGACACCGAAAGCCAGCATGAAGAATAAATCCTGGTTCAGGATGCAGGCTGGGGGGCCGGGTGACGCGGATATTTATATTTATGACGAGATTGGTTTCTGGGGAGTTACCGCGAAGCAGTTTGTCTGCGATCTGAATGCTCTGGGTGATATCACCCACATTAATCTCCATATCAACTCACCGGGTGGCGATGTCTTTGAAGGCATCGCCATTTTTAATGCCCTGAAAAATCAGGGGGCGACCATTACCGTGTATGTGGATGGCGTTGCCGCATCGATGGCATCCGTGATTGCGATGGCCGGTGATACGGTCATTATGCCGGAAAATTCTTTCATGATGATCCATAAGCCATGGGGCTTCAGTGGGGGGGATGCTGAGGATATGCGCAGTTATGCCGATCTGCTGGATAAAGTCGAATCGGTACTGTTGCCAGCCTATGCGCAAAAAACAGGAAAAACCACCGATGAAATTGCCGCCATGCTGGCGGATGAGACCTGGATGTCAGGTGCCGAGTGTCTGGCACACGGATTTGCTGACCAGGTGACGCCAGCCGTTAAGGCAATGGCATGTATTCAGTCAAAACGTACAGAGGAATTTAAAAAGATGCCGGAATCCATCCGAAACATGATTACTCCGCCACGCAACAGTGCCCCGCATGATACCACAGTGACAATCCCTGCACCGGCGGTAACCGAACCATCGCCGGTACCGGCAGTGGCTGATGAAGCGACCATTCGCGCCGGTGTTCTGGCGGAGCAGAAAGCCCGTATGTCAGGCATTAACGATCTGTTCGCCATGTTTGGCGGTCGCTATCAGGCGCTTCAGGCACAGTGCGTGGCCGATCCTGACTGTTCGCTGGAAATGGCCCGTGAACGTCTGCTGAATGAAATGGGCAAGGAGTCCTCGCCGACCAACAAAAACACACCGGCCCATATTTATGCCGGAAACGGTAATTTTGTGGGAGACGGGATCCGCCAGGCGCTGATGGCCCGCGCCGGATTTGAGACTACGGAGAAGGATAATGCCTATAACGGTATGACCCTGCGTGAATGCGCCCGTATGTCACTGACAGAGCGGGGGATCGGGGTGGCCAGTTATAACCCCATGCAGATGGTGGGGCTGGCGCTGACGCACAGTACCTCAGATTTTGGCAATATTCTGCTGGATGTGTCGAATAAGGGGTTAATCCAGGGCTGGGAGGAATCAGAAGAAACCTTCCAGAAATGGACCCGCAAAGGTCGCCTGTCTGACTTCAAAACGGCATACCGTGTGGGGATGGGGGGCTTTGGCTCACTGCGTCAGGTACGGGAAGGGGCGGAGTACAAATACATCACCACCTCAGACCGCAAGGAGACCATTGCACTGGCGACCTACGGGGAAATTTTCTCCATCACCCGTCAGGCCATTATCAATGATGACCTGAATATGCTGGTGGATGTCCCGATGAAGATGGGGCGTGCCGCGAAGGCAACGATTGGCGATCTAGTGTATGACGTGCTGACAAAAAATCCGAAACTGTCAGACGGTAAGGCGTTGTTCCATGCCGATCACCAGAATATTGCCACCGGCGGGATCTCCGTTTCCGGTCTGGATGCGGCACGGCAGATGATGCGCCTGCAGAAAGAGGGCAATCGTGCGCTGAATATCCGTCCGGCCTTCATGCTGGTACCGGTGGCGCTGGAGACGGTGGCAAACCAGACCATCAAATCGGTCAGTGTGAAAGGGGCGGATGCAAACGCCGGTGTCATTAACCCGATCCAGAACTTTGCCGAAGTGATTGCGGAAGCGCGTCTTGATGCGGCAGATCCGAAAACCTGGTACCTGGCTGCGGCACAGGGGACCGACACCATTGAAGTGGCCTGGCTCGATGGTGTGGACACCCCCTACATTGACCAGCAGGAGGGTTTCACCACTGACGGTATTGCCACAAAAATCCGTATCGATGCCGGTGTGGCACCGCTTGACTGGCGCGGACTGGTACGTTCATCCGCTGCCTGATAAGCCCTGCGACACAATCCCTGCCCGAAAGGGCTTTTTTTATGCCTGAAAACAGCCCCCCCGGGGGCTGTCCGGAGAGACAGCATTATGGCTAAAAATTTTGTACAGGACGGCACCACCATTGAACTAGTGAATGCCGGGGATCAGACCATTCTGAGCGGTGCCGCTGTGGTGGTTGGCAGCATGGTGGCGGTGGCCATTACCGATATTCCTGCCGGGGAAACCGGTGACGGGTTCGCCGAAGGCGTGTTCCTGCTGCCAAAACAGTCTGCCGACGATATTCAGGCCGGTGTGGCGGTTTATCTGAAGGACGGGACTGTGCAGCCTGTCGCAGACGGCGCTGTGGCGGCGGGGATGGCATGGGAGCATGCGCCGTCAGGCACCACCACGGTGGCGGTCAAAATCAATGCCTGATCTGTTTGCGCGAATGTGCCACCGGATGGACCTGGCGACCGTACGCATGATGGGGAAAACGGCGGAGATTAACGGCATCAGTTATGACGTGATACCGGAGTATGAGTCTGCGGATATGGGGGCGCTTTCCGGCAGTCAGTTATCACTGGTGGTGTTTTCAGCGCAGTACCGGCCTGCCCGCGATGATGTGGTTGTGTTTGACGGTCGCTCACTGGTGGTGACCCGTTATGACACGTACAACGGTAAACCCCGGATTTTTGTCGAACAGGAGTAAGTATGGCGATAAAAGGTCTGGCGCAGGCCATGAAAAATCTGGATGCGATTAACCGCCGTGCCGTTCCCCGGGCTGCCGCCACGACGCTTAACCGCGTGGCGGAGTCCATCATCGCGAAAACGGCCTCTTCGGTTGCCCGGGATCTGGCGGTCCCACGCCGTCTTATCCGTGAGCGTATCCGCCTGCAACGGGCCAGCGAAGACAGGGTTTATGCGAAGGTCATCATCAACACCGGTAATCTGCCCGCCATAAAACTGGGGACGGCCAGCGTGCGGCTTTCCCGCAGAAAGCGGCGAAAGAAAGGCGAGCGATCGGTCACGAAAGGCGGTGGCAGCGTGCTGATTGTCGGGAAACGGCGGATCCCGAATGCCTTTATTACCCGGCTGGAAAATGGCCGGTGGCATGTGATGCAGCGTATGCCGTGGGCGTCGTCGTCAACCGGTGTTGACCGTAAGGGCAGGCCAGCGCGTTATCGTCTGCCGGTTGAAGTGGTGAAAATACCGACGGTAAAACCGCTGACAGAAACCTTTGAGCGTGAACGTGACCGGATGTACCGGGAAAAATTACCGGAACAGATGATGAAAGCCATGGCGTATCAGTTGCGTCTTGTTATGAAACGAAAACTGTAAGGAGGTGGAATGAAACACCGGGAAATACGGGCGGCAGTTCTGTCTGCCCTGAAGGCAAATATTACTGAGCAGGTGACCTGGTTTGACGGGCGACCTGTTTTTATTGACGAGCAGGAACTTCCGGCAGTGGCGGTCTATCTGACTGACGCGTCAGCGGCTGACGAGTTCGTGGATGAGGACACCTGGGAGGCGGTACTGCATATCGAAGTGTTTCTCAGGGCGAAAGAGACGGACTCGGCAATGGATACATGGATGGAAGAAAAAATTTTTCCGGCGATGGAAGGGGGGCCCGGTCTCAGTTCGTTACTGCTGAAAATGAACCTTCAGGGGTACGACTACCGCCGCGATGATGAGTTCATGATGTGGGGATCGGCAGATCTCCGGTGGAATATTACCTACGAAATGTGAGGACGCTATGCCAACACCTAATCCCCTTGAGCCGGTAAAAGGCTCAGGCACCACACTCTGGCTTTATTCCGGGCAGGGTGACCCATATGCAAATCCGCTTTCTGATGATGACTGGACGCGACTGGCGAAAATCAAGGATCTGACACCGGGAGAAATGACGGCAGAATCCTACGACGATAACTATCTGGATGATGAGGATGCCGACTGGGTATCCACCGGGCAGGGGCTTAAATCAGCCGGTGACACCAGTTTTACGCTGGCCTGGAAACCCGGCGAAGCTGGTCAGCAGGCGCTGTTACGGTGGTTTGATGAGGGCGATTCCAGAGCCTACAAAATTCGTTTTCCCAATGGGACGGTGGATGTGTTCCGTGGCTGGGTGAGCAGTATCGGCAAGGCCGTCACCGCAAAAGAGGTGATCACCCGCACGGTGAAAGTCACCAATATCGGACGCCCGTCGCTGGCGGAGGACAGCGGGACCATCACGCCGGTGACGGGGATCACTGTCACACCGGCCACGGCCTCAGTTGAGGCCGGGAAAACGGTGGAACTGACGGTGGCCGTACAGCCGGATACGGCATCGGACAAAACCTTCCGGGTGTCATCTGATCACAATAATGTGGCGACGGTGACCGTGAAGGATAACGTCATCACGGTGAAAGGGGTGGCAAAAGGCACTGCACTTATTCCCATCATGAGCAATGGCGGCGCTTTTGCTGCAGTGGCCACCGTAACGGTCACCGTCCCTGCAGCACAACCCACCACGTAATTATCCCGGAGTGAATTCATGTTTCTGAAAACTGAACCGTTTGAATATAACGGGCAGAGCGTCACGCTCAGCGAACTGTCCGCCCTGCAGCGCCTTGAGTATCTTGCCTGGGTGAAGGAGAAGGAAGAACAGCGGGGTGATGCAGTCAGTGAGCAGCAGGCGCTTGATGATCTCGTCAGAGAGGGTGCCCTGCTGGTGGCGATGTCGCTCTGGCATAATCATGCGCTGAAAGGCACGTTACCCTCCCTGCGTCAGGAGACTGACAGGATCATGCAGGAGGTGCTGACCACCTGGCCTGTGGAGGCCATCGCCGCAGGCCGAAACGTGGTGGCCAGACTGAGCGGTATGTCCGCGCCTGTTGATGAATCCTCCGGGAAACAGGAGAAAAAACCGGCTGAACCGGTAACGGCAAAAAAGCGTACGAAGGCGAGCTGAATTTTGCCCTGAAACTGGCGCGCGAGATGGGGCGTCCTGACTGGCGCGCCATGCTTGCCGGGATGTCATCAACTGAATATGCCGACTGGTGTCATTTTTACCGCACGCATTATTTTCACGATGCACAACTGGACATGCATTTTGCCGGGCTGACGTACGCTGTGCTCAGCCTGTTTTTTGCCGATCCACAGATGCATCCGTCTGACTTCAGTCTCCTGCGAGCGACGGAGAACGGGGAGGAAGAGGACGATGATGTGCTGATGCAAAAAGCAGCAGGGCTGGCTGGTGGTGTCCGTTATGGTCCGGATGGTGTGGTGGTGGAATATGACCGCCTGACACCCTTCGTGCATGAAGATGACGCCATGCTGATGACGGTATCAGAAGGTATCGCAGGAGGTGTCCGCTATGTCGGGTAACTTTGCAGATCTGACAGCAATTCTTACCCTGGATTCCACCCGTTTTTCTGAAGAAATGGGGAGGGTGAAAAAAGAGCTGGGGGAAACCGGTTCACTGGCCGACACGATGTCAGGAAAAGTCAGCCAGTCCTTAAAAAAACCGACAGAGGCGATTGAACAGAGTCTGAGCCGTCAGGCTGTTGCCGCGCAGAAAGCGGGAATATCCATAGGCCAGTATAAAGCCGCCATGCGGACGCTGCCCGCGCAGTTCACGGATATTGCCACTCAGCTTGCCGGTGGTCAGAGTCCGTGGTTGATCCTGCTGCAGCAGGGCGGGCAGATTAAGGACTCCTTCGGTGGAATGCTCCCCATGTTCCGGAGCCTTGCCGGTGCTGTAACGTTGCCGATGGTCGGGATCACATCACTGGTTGCGGCAACAGGTGCGCTGGCGTACGCCTGGTACCAGGGGGACTCCACGCTTTCAGCGTTTAATAAAACCCTGGTTCTTTCCGGTAATCAGTCCGGACTGACCGCCGATCGCATGCTGACTCTTTCCAGAGCCGGACAGGCAGCAGGGCTGACGTTTAATCAGGCGAGTGAGTCACTGGCAGCACTGGTGAATGCCGGTGTGCGTGGTGGTGAACAGTTTGATGCCATTAATCAGAGTGTGGCGCGTTTTGCTTCTGCATCCGGTGTGGAAGTGGACAAGGTTGCAGAGGCTTTCGGAAAACTGACCACCGACCCGACGTCGGGGCTGATGGTGATGGCGCGCCAGTTCCGTAACGTGACGGCAGAGCAGATTGCGTATGTTGCGCAACTGCAGCGTTCGGGTGATGAGGCCGGGGCATTGCAGGCCGCAAACGAGGCCGCCACAAAAGGGTTTGATGAGCAGACCCGCCGCCTGAAAGCGAACATGGGAACGCTGGAGAGCTGGGCAGATAAGGTCGGCAGTGCGTTTAAATCCATGTGGGATGCAGTGCTGGATATCGGGCGTCCTGAGTCATCTGCAGAAATGCTGAATAAGGCACAGCAGGCATTCGATGAGGCGGATAAAAAATGGCAATGGTATCAGAGTCGCAGTAACCGGCGCGGAAAAACGTCAGCGTATCTTTCTAATCTGCGCGGCGCATGGGACGACCGCGAAAACGCCCGCCTCGGTCTTTCAGCGGCAACACTGCAGACAGACCTGGAAAAAGCCAGCGAAATGGCGGCACGGGATCGGGCTGAATCAGAGGCCTCACGGCTGAAGTACACCGAAGAGGCGCAGAAGGCATATGAACGCCTGCAGACGCCGCTGGATAAATATACCGCCCGCCAGAAGGAGCTGAATAAAGCCCTGAAGGCCGGAAAAATCATTCAGGCGGATTACAATACCCTGATGGCGTCGGCGAAAAAGGATTATGAATCGACGCTGAAAAAGCCGAAACGGTCAGGCGTGAAAGTGTCTGCGGGTGACCGTCAGGAGGACAACTCCCGTACAGAACTGCTGGCGCTGCAGACTGAACTCCGGACACTCCAGGCGCATGCAGGGGCGAATGAGAAAATCAGCCAGCAGCGGCGGGAGCTGTGGAAGGCGGAAAGTCAGTACGCGGTGCTGGCGGAGGCGGCACAACGTCGCCAGCTGTCCGTGCAGGAGAAATCCCTGCTGGCGCATAAAGACGAAACGCTGGAATACAAACGCCAGCTGGCTGACCTGGGTGACAAGGTTGAAAACCAGAAACGCCTGAATGAGCTGGCAGATCAGGCGGAGAAATTTGCACAGCAGCAGCGGGCAAAACAGGCTGCCATCAGAGCAAAGGAACGTGGACTGACGGACAGGCAGGCACAGCGGGAGTCGGAAGAGCAGCGGTTGCGCGAGGTGTATGAAGGCAATCCGCAGGCGCTGGCAAAGGCAACAGATGCGCTGAGACAGACATGGGATTCAGAAGACCAGCTGAGTGGCAGCTGGATGGCCGGGCTTAAATCGGGCTGGAACCAGTGGGCGGAAAGTGCGACGGACAGTTTTTCGCAGGTTAAAAGTGCTGCAACGCAGACCTTTGATGGTATTGCACAGAATATGGCGGCAATGCTGACCGGCAGTGAACAGAACTGGCGCAGTTTCACCCGTTCGGTGCTGTCCATGATGACGGAAATCCTGATTAAACAGGCCATGGTGGGGATTGTCGGGAGTATCGGCAGCGCCATCGGGGGAGCCATTGGTGGTGCTGGCGCATCAGCTTCCACGGGGACAGCCATTCAGGCTGCGGCAGCGAACTTTCATTTTGCGACCGGTGGATTCACCGGCACTGGCGGAAAATATGAGCCTGCGGGGATTGTTCACCGTGGTGAGTTCGTGTTCACGAAGGAGGCAACCAGCCGGATTGGTGTCGGCAACCTGTACCGCCTGATGCGGGGCTATGCGGATGGCGGTTATGTCGGTGGTGCCGGAAGTCAGGCGCAGATGCAGCGGACAGACGGCATTAATTTTAATCAGAACAACAACGTGGTGATTCAGAATGATGCCACGAACGGCAGTATCGGTCCGCAGGCACTGGTGCTGGTTTATGACATGGCCCGTAAGGGAGCCCGTGATGAGATCCAGGCACAGATGCGTGATGGCGGTATGTTCTCCGGAGGTGGGCGTTGAAAACATTTCGCTGGAAAGTGAAGCCGGGAATGGAAGTGACCTCTGAGCCGTCAGTTATGGAAGTGCGTTTTGGGGATGGGTATTCCCAGCGTGCGCCTGCCGGGCTGAATGCGGATCTGAAAATCTACAATGTTTCGCTGTCCGTGACCCGTGATGATGCCAGACGGCTGGAAGATTTTCTGGCAGAGCACGGGGGCTGGAAGGCGTTTCTGTGGACGCCGCCTTATACGTACAGGCAGATAAAGGTGACATGCGCTAAATGGACCTCCAGGATAAATATGCTGCGTGTGGAATTCAGCGCGGAGTTTAAACAGGTGGTGAACTGATGCAGGATATTCATGAAGAGAGCCTGAACGAGGCGGTAAAATCAGCGCAGTCCGCCCGCGTGGTGCTGTGGGAAATCGACCTGACGGCGCAGGGAGGCGAACGCTATTTTTTCTGCGGTGAACTCAATGAAAAGGGCGAGCCTGTCACCTGGCAGGGGCGTCAGTATCAGGCATACCCGATAGAGGGCAGCGGCTTTGAGATGAACGGCAAGGGCAGCAGTGCGCGACCGTCGCTGATTGTCTCGAATCTGTTCGGACTGGTCACCGGCATGGCGGAGGATTTGCAGAGTCTGGTCGGGGGCACGGTGGTTCGCCGCCGGGTGTACGCCCGTTTTCTCGATGCCGTGAATTTTGTTGCGGGAAACCCGGAGGCAGACCCTGAGCAGGAGTTGACAGATCGCTGGGTGGTGGAGCAGTTGTCAGCGCTGACCTGCGAAAAGGCGACCTTTATCCTGGCGACACCGGCAGAGACGGACGGGGCGCTGTTTCCCGGTCGTATCATGCTGGCCAATACCTGTCCGTGGGATTACCGTGGAGAGGAATGTGGGTATAACGGCCCGGCAGTGGCTGACGAGTTCGACAAACCCACCACGGATATCAGGAAAGACAAATGCAGCAAGTGCCTGCGCGGTTGTGAAATGCGCGGGAATGTGGCAAACGGCGGTTTTTTCCTTTCCATTAATAAACTTTCACAGTGATTATCATGGAACAGACTGAATCAGCCATTCTGGCGCATGCACGGCGGTGTGCGCCAGCGGAGTCGTGCGGCTTCGTGGTGAGAACGCCGGAGGGGGAGCAGTATCAGCCGTGCGTGAATATTTCTGCAGAGCCGGAGGCGTATTTTCGTATTGCGCCGGAAGACTGGTTGCGGGCGGATATGCAGGGGGAGATTGTGGCGCTGGTCCACAGTCATCCCGGCGGTCTGCCCTGGCTGAGCGAGGCGGACCGGCGGCTGCAGGTAAAAAGTGCAATTCCCTGGTGGCTGGTCTGCCAGGGCGAAATTCATCATTTCCGCTGCGTTCCGCACCTCACCGGACGGCGTTTTGAACACGGTGTGACGGACTGTTACACCCTGTTCCGGGATGCATACCATCTGGCGGGGATAACGCTGCCGGATTTTGCGCGTGAGGATGACTGGTGGCGCAACGGTCAGAACCTGTACCTGGACAATCTGGCGGAAAACGGCTTTTACCGGGTATCCCTGTCCGGTGCACAGGCGGGAGACATTCTGCTGTGCTGTTTTGGTTCATCGGTACCCAATCATGCTGCCATTTACTGTGGCAATGGTGAGCTGCTTCACCATATACCTGAACAACTGAGTAAACGGGAGAGGTATTCTGAAAAATGGCAACGACGAACGCATTCTGTCTGGCGTCACCGCCACTGGTCCGTATCTGCCTTCACGGGGATTTACAACGATTTGGTCGCCGCATCAGCCTGTATGTGAACACGGCAGCGGAGGCCATCCGTGCCCTGTCGCTGCAGGTGCCGGGATTCCGGCAGAAACTGTATGAGGGATGGTATCAGTTACGCATTGCGGGCAGGGATGTATCTGAACAGGAGCTTCATTCCAGAGTATGTGAGCCGTTGAATGACGGGGATGTTATCCATCTGGTGCCCCGGACGGAGGGGGCAAAAAACGGCGGTGTTCTTCAGGTGGTGGCCGGTGCTGTTCTGGCTGTTGTGGGATATGTGTTTAGCTGGACCGGTATTGGTGCTGTCATCGGTAATCTTGGGGTGGCCATGATGGTGGGGGGTATCACGCAGATGCTCACCCCCAGGGCGAAAACACCGTCTGCCACGACAACAGATAATGGTAAACGGAACACGTATTTCTCCTCACTGGACAACATGATTGCCCAGGGTAACCCGATGCCGGTGCCTTATGGTGAGATGCTTGTGGGGTCGCGGCGGATATCCCAGGACATCAGCACCCGCGATGAGGGCGGGGACGGGCAGGTGGTGGTTATCGGTCGGGGGTGAGAATAAACATAAAAAATACCCACAGTATTGACCAGACTGTGGGGATAACGATGAAGATTAACTTAAAGGAGTTATTTTTTCAGCCTGAATAATGTAACGCCTTAAGATTTTCCGGGCTACAGTCAGTCTCCGGAAATGTGAGGAAATTCAGGAATTTTATTCAGTCAGCAGACAGGCACCCTCCGGGGTGCCTGTTGTTTTTGTACATAAACAGATACTGATATCAGACACTAAAGGGTGACGCAATGGGTAAGGGGGGCGGCAAGGGGCACACACCGCGTGAGGCGAAGGATAACCTGAAGTCCACGCAGATGATGAGCGTGATTGATGCCATTGGTGAAGGGCCGGTTGAAGGTCCGGTGAAGGGACTGCAGAGTATTCTGGTGAACAAAACCCCGCTGACGGATATGGACGGTAATCCCGTGATACATGGCGTGACAGCCGTCTGGCGTGCAGGGGAGCAGGAGCAGACGCCGCCGGAAGGCTTTGAGTCTTCCGGTGCGGAAACCGCACTGGGCGTGGAGGTGACGAAGGCGAAGCCGGTGACGCGCACCATCACGTCAGCGAACATTGACCGTCTGCGGGTCACCTTCGGGGTTCAGTCACTGGTGGAGACGACCTCAAAGGGTGACCGTAATCCCTCTTCTGTCCGGTTGCTGATTCAGCTTGAGCGTAGCGGGCACTGGGTGACAGAGAAGGATATCACCATTAACGGTAAGACCACCTCGCAGTACCTGACGTCGGTGATAATCAGTAACCTCCCTGAGCGTCCCTTTAATATCCGGATAGTCAGGGAGACGGCGGACAGTACCACGGACCAGCTGCAGAACAGAACGCTCTGGTCGTCATACACCGAAATCATCGATGTGAAACAGAGCTACCCGAACACAGCCATAGTGGGGCTGCAGGTGGATGCGGAGCAGTTCGGTGGGCAGCAGATGGCGGTGAACTACCATATCCGCGGGCGCATCATCCATGTGCCGTCAAACTATGACCCGGAAAAACGTACATACAGCGGTATCTGGGACGGGACTCTGAAACCGGCATACAGCAACAACCCGGCCTGGTGTCTGTGGGATATGCTGACGCATCCACGTTATGGTATGGGAAAGCGCCTCGGGGCCGCGGATGTGGACAAGTGGGCGCTCTATGCCCTCGGACAGTACTGTGACCAGCCGGTTCCGGATGGCTTTGGTGGTACAGAACCCCGTATGACCTTTAATGCGTACCTGTCACAACAGCGTAAGGCGTGGGACGTGCTGGGGGATTTCTGCTCTGCAATGCGCTGTATGCCGGTATGGAACGGACAGACGCTGACGTTTGTTCAGGACAGACCATCGGATGTTGTCTGGACTTATACCGCCGGTAATGTGGTGACGGGGGAGGATGGGGTAAGTTTTCATTACAGCTTCAGTGCCCTCAAGGACAGACACACGGCAGTTGAGGTGAATTACACCGATCCGCAGAATGGCTGGCAGACATCGACTGAACTGGTGGAGGATCCGGATGCCATACTGCGCTACGGACGCAATCTTCTGAAGATGGATGCGTTCGGCTGTACCAGCCGTGGTCAGGCTCACCGGGCAGGCCTGTGGGTGATAAAGACCGAACTGCTGGAAACACAGACAGTGGATTTCAGTGTGGGGGCGGAGGGACTGCGTCACACGCCGGGCGATATCATTGAAATCAGTGATAATGCGTATGCCGGTACCGTGATCGGCGGGCGGATCCTGTCCGTCGACAACGCCAGCCGGACCCTGACGCTTGACCGTGAAGTCACCCTCCCGGAAAAGGGCACATCCACGGTGAATCTGATAAACGGCAGCGGTAAGCCGGTGAGTGTGGATGTTACCGGGCAGCCATCACCTGACAGGATACAGATCAGTACACTGCCTGACGGGGTGGTGGAACACAGTATCTGGGGGCTGGCATTGCCGGGACTGCGCCGCCGTCTGTTCCGGTGTGTGGCGATCCGCGAAAATGCGGACGGTACCTTCGCCATCACGGCGGTGCAGCATGTGCCGGAGAAGGAGGCCATCGTGGATAATGGTGCCACCTTTGAGCCGTTGTCCGGTTCGCTGAACAGTGTCACACCTCCGGCAGTACAGCATCTCACGGTGGAGGTAAGCGCGTCTGACGGTCAGTATCTGGCGGTGGCGAAATGGGACACGCCGCGGGTGGTGAAGGGCGTGCGCTTCAGTCTGCGCCTGACCAGCGGAACCGGTGAAAACAGCCGTCTGGTGACCAGCGCCATCACTGCCGATACGGTGCACCGTTTCAGCGGTTTGCCACAGGGGGAGTACACCCTGATGGTCAGGGCGATAAACAGCTATGGGCAGCAGGGTGAAGCCGCCATCACCACGTTCCGGATTAACGCACCGGCAGCACCTGCCACCATTGAACTGACCCCCGGCTATTTCCAGATAACAGCAGTGCCGCGTCTTGCGTTGTATGATCCGACGGTACAGTTTGAATTCTGGTTCTCAGAAAAACGCATCACGAACACTGCACAGGTGGAAACGTCCGCCCGTTATCTGGGGACCGGCAGCCAGTGGAGCGTCTCCGGCTCGCACATTAAGCCAGGGACAGATTTCTGGTTTTATGTGCGCAGCGTCAACCTGGTGGGTAAATCCGTTTTTGTTGAAGCAACCGGACGGGCGAGCAATGATGCGGAAGGTTATCTGGACTTTTTCAAAGGAGAAATCGGGAAGACACATCTGGCACAGGGGATGTGGGAGCTGATTGATAACAGTCAGCTTGATGATGAGATGGCGGAGATGAAGACCACCATCACAGAAACCCGCAATGAAATCACACAGACGGTCAATAAAATCCTGGAAGACCAGAGTGTCACCATACAGCAGATACAGCGTGTGCAGAAGGAGACGGATGACAGCCTGAGCGCACTGTACATGCTGAAGGTGCAGAAAACGAAAAACGGTATTCCGTATGTTGCTGGTATTGGTGCGGGGATTGAGGATGTTGATGGCCAGACCCTGAGCAATATTCTGCTGCAGGCTGACCGTATCGCGATGATTAACCCGGAGAACGGCAACACCACGCCGCTGTTTGTGGCGCAGGGGAATCAGTTGTTCATGAACGACGTATTCCTGAAGCGGTTGTTTGCGGTGAGCATCACCTCGTCCGGCAATCCCCCTGTGTTCTCCCTGACGCCGGAAGGCAGGCTGACGGCCCGTAATGCGGATATCAGCGGAAATATTAATGCGAACTCTGGCACGCTCAATAATGTGACCATTAACCAGAACTGCCGGATTCTGGGAAAACTGTCTGCAAACCAGATTGAAGGTGACCTGGTCAAAACAGTGGGGAAAGCTTTCCCACGGAATAACAGTTATGCCAGTGGCACTATAACGGTCACCGTTTATGATGACCAGGGATTCGACAGGCAGATCATCATTCCGCCGGTACTGTTCCGGGGGGCGAGACATGAGCACCAGTCCAGCAAAGATCACACTTCAACATGGTATTCCACGTGTCAGTTACAGGTGCAGATGAACGGAAGGGTGATTTTTCATGAGCCGGCAACGGATGTCACCCGGGTGTTTTCGTCCGTCATTGATATGCCGGCAGGACGGGGTCATGTGACCCTGAGGTTTAATGTGTGGTCGAACGGGGTGAACCACTGGACGCCGACAACATACATCAGTGATTTACTGGTTGTGGTCATGAAAAAATCTACGGCGGGTATCAGTATTTCGTGAACATGATGACTGGAATTGCCGGAAGGATATAAAACCGTACAGTATGCGCGGGTGCCTTTGGCTGATGGCCGGATGTGAAAAGGCCCCGAGTCAACTTCAATGTTAACCCGAGGCCCTGATCCGTCTACCTTAAGCAAGTGACAGGTTAGCGCCTCTCCGTAAAAGGAGCAAGTGCTGTGTCGCAAAAACCGTTAAAAACCACCGTGATTTGTATCACGATAGTGCTCATTATCTGGATCACCCACAGTTCACTGTGTGAATTCCGGTTCCGGATAGCTGGCGCGGAGATTGCGGCGTTCTTACAGTGTAAACAGTAAGAAACCGTGGCGGGGGACTCAGTCCCCCGCTGACCGGTTGCTGAAGGTGGTCAGCCGGATGGCACCTTTTTAATCCTGTAAACCACGATTTTTACCGCAGGCCGGGAAACCGGCACTGCGGTTTTTTTATGGGGAAAATCCATGACAGTCAGAATATCGGGTGTGCTGAAGGACGGCGCGGGGAAGCCGGTACCGGGATGCACAATAGAACTGAAAGCGCGACGCACCACAGAAACGGTGATTGTCACCACGGTGGCATACGGGCAGCCGGGGGAGACAGGCAGCTACAGTATGGATGTTGAACCGGGGCTGTACCGTGTGACCCTGAACACAGAAGGGCGTATGCCGTCATACGTCGGTGACATTCTGGTGAAGGCGGACTCTGCACCGGGAACACTGAATAAATTCCTGATGGACTTTGAGGATGCGCCATATTATCCGAAAGCCCTCGCTGAGCTGGAAGCGGTGGCAGCGGAAATACTGAAGCGTGCTGAAGCCTCCGCAGCCAGTGCAGAGGAGGCCAAAAAACGGGCAGAGAATGCCAGGGGGCCGAAGGGTGATAAAGGTGACCCGGGACCGCAGGGGGTACAGGGACCGAAAGGTGAGACAGGTGCAACCGGGCCACAGGGTGAGCGTGGTGCAACAGGGGCACAGGGTGTTCCGGGCCCCAAAGGGGATACCGGAGCCACAGGACCTGAGGGTAAAGCCGGTCCTGTGGGACCAAAAGGGTGACAGGGGGGACACAGGGCCCAGAGGTGAACGGGGTGAAAAGGGAGAGAAAGGAGATCCGGGTGGCCCTCCAGGGCCAAAGGGAGATCCGGGACCACAGGGGCCTGCCGGGCCTCAGGGAAAATCAGGCAGCCTTGAAGATATTACAGACAGGGAAGCTTTCATCCGTGAGCTTGGTGTGCCCAGAGCATACGGGCGTGACATTTCAACCGGAGCAGGTGAGTGGACGACAGAAGAGTTTGTTGCCTGGCTGAAAGAGCAGGGGGCATTTGACCATACCTGCTGGATAATGAAGGCATCACTGCCAGCGGCGATGAATAAGGCCATCACTGATGTCGGACCGGGGAAACTCAATCTGGGCGGCTGTACCATTGAAGTGATGGGAACATATGACGCCGCCATTGTACGGGTCACCATTGGTGAATACGGTGCAACGGGGTTTATTAATGGCACGGTCTGTACCTGTACGGTTTATGGCGATACCCGGAAATACCACTGGCGGGTGGATTACGGTACCAGGAATAAACCCACGACGGCGAGTCTGGCTGTCAATGGCTGGGAACGTGATGAGGCTACCGGACGGATGCGACAATGGGGGACGCTTGTGATAAGTGAATCCGATGGTCAGGCGTTATCACTGCACTCCATCCGTTTTCCGGTGGTTTTTCCTTCAGCAGTGCTGAATGTTCAGGTTTCTCCGGTGGGGGAGCCCGGGAAAATTCCCGGATACACTCTGTCCTCACCGTCATTGCAGTCGGTGACACTGAGGACTGTCAGAGGAACCTCCGGTAAGTTTTTCTGGGAAGCGACCGGATACTGAGGAGGGATTATGGAGCGTTATATTTTTTCACCGTCCGCGAATATGTTTTATCCGGCCTCCCTGCGCGCCGTTTACGAGACTACCGGGAACTGGCCTGTGGATGGTATAGAGGTGGACTATGCCGTGTATAAAGTTTTTGCAGCGGATGCTGCACCGGCGGGCATGAAGCGGGGAGTTGGTACGGAAAAAATGCCGGTCTGGGTGCCGGTATCGGAAGAGGGCACGGGAAAATGATGCATGTCAGAAATTTTTCGTATTACACACCGGCAGAGCCGGATGTGGCGGGTGCGATATACCTGAAATCTGAGGATGGTCAGGACTGGTATGAATGCCAGTCCAGGTTTGCGGAAGACACGCTGAAGGTGGTGTATGACAGCCGTGGTGTGATTACGGGATATGGTAAGGATATTAAGTTGTTGTGGCCGGTGAACCAGAGTGTGGCTGAATTGCCGGACACACCGGAGAGTCTGAAAATTGACCTGAGCGGACGCTGGGGATTTGACGGGGAAAAAATCACCGACCTGCTGACGGCTGACAGAGCACGTGAACAGAAGGGGGCAGAAATAAATGCCTGGCGAAGTGCCATGGAAAATGCGGAGTATGTGTTTGAGTACAATGGACGGAAGTGGGACTACGGCAAGGTGACTCAGGTTCGTCTTGAGCCGTCGGTGGCAGCAGCAAAAGCGGGAATACTGCCGGAGGGATTTTTCTGGACAGATGCTGAAAATAACGACGTGCCGATGACAGCGGAAGCGCTGCTCGCGCTCAGCGCCGCGGCAGAAAAGGCGATGTTTCAGAAAGGGATGGAAATCCACATTCGCCAGCGCACTATGAAGAAAGAGCTGGAAAAGCTGACCAGTGCGGATGAAATACTGGCATATCCGGTTGGCTGGGAGATGAAATAA